AATCCATTTTGCCTATTATTAAATGCTACCATACCAAATTTATCACTCATAGAACTTGCTATTGTATTATCATTTAATCCATCTGCAATAGTAGTGCTAATATAATAAGCATTTGTTCCTGTTGTTCCTTTTTCATTAAATTTGCTACTATCTAAAACAACCTTTCCAATAGCCCCATATTTATACCAACTACCACTAGTTAATGCTTCTTTTTGTGCATCTGTTAAACTATCATATGTTTCATCACCATTTACTGCTTTAAATGGTTTATCTTCATAATCTCCTATTTTACATAGTTTTATTGGTGTTGTTCCATAAGGCCAATATGAATTTGATTTTTCTCCAACCTCTATTTGTGGTTTTATTTTAAAGTTAGTAAATGTTTTTCCACTTTCTAGTCTTATTACAATTTTATTTCCATATATTACAACTGAACTATCATAAGTAATTGTGTTTAAACCATTTATATTAGTTAAAGCAGTATCATAAGTTCCACTTGTGTTTATTCTTATTTTTACATTTACATTACCAACTGGATTATTACCTGATATAGTATATTTTTCACCATTTGTTAAAACTAAATTATGGCTTAAAGGTATATTTATAAAAGCATTTGCATTTGATGTTCCATTTAATGTTATTTCTCCATTACTTACCACTGCTTCTACATTAGCATCACTATATGTTCCATCAGTAATATCTAATATATTCGATATAGGTAAATTTATAGAATAATTAGTTCCTTTATATGGCTCATAATCAGTAACACTATCACTTTTTTCTAATTGAATATTATAATTAGCCATTAATTCTTCAAATTTACCTTGTGGATTACCATTACAATAACATACCAATTTAGGATTTTTCCAATCACTAGTAGGTGTTATTGTTATATTTGCAGTATTACCTGTGGAATAATCAACACAAGTTTGTAATCCTACGAAATTAGCATATCTATCTCCATCTTTTACAATTCCATAGTTATAATATTGGCCTTTTAATTCACCTATTCTTGTAGCAGTCAATTTATATGTAGCCCCAATTTCTAATTTTACAGGCATTACTGCATAAGAAGCATCATACATTTTATAATCTTCCCATTTATTACTTGCTAGATTTTTTCCACATATTCTAATTTTATTATCACCAGTAACTACTTTTATATCTTGTGGATAGCTTGGATTTGGTGAAGCACCATAACTAAATTTTTCCCAAATATCACCTGATAATTTTGTAATTCTAAAATTAGTTAAAATACATTGGCTTGTTTCACCACTACTTGCCCTATTACCATATAAAGCAACAATACTATCTAACATTGTTTGAGTAATTGTTCTTTTTGCACCTATTGACCATAAATCATCTGCACCATTTAAATATATCATTTTGTTTACATCAGTAAGATTTCTTGTAAAATTTAACCACACTTCATCACCAACTATAATTGTTGGGCATAATTGAGATAATGTTTTACCTGTACTTGTATAACCATTACCACTTTCTGATATTGGCATTTTTATTGTTTTACCTTCATCTTCTACTACTATACCTGAAGAATTTGGTATTTCTAAAGCATTAAAATAATTGAGCCCTTGTGTTGTTTCTTGGCTTGTATTTCCTTTTAAATCTAATTTTCTAAATAATGCATTTGCAGTATTATCTAAACTCATATCAGAACCAGTGTTTGTTACTAATTGATATTGTGCAACTAATGGTTCTTCTTCAGTTGGATATTTAAAAGGTTGAACATGCATTTTTACTTTTGCAGTTCTAAATCTAACTAATCTATTGAAATCAATTTGATCTATAATTTCATAATTGTAATATTTATCAGGTTCATTAGAAAAAACCACTGTTCCTGAACTATTAAAGTATGAAATAACTTCATCAATATCAAAATCTCCATATAATCCTACACTGATTGTTTTAGTATAAGCAGCATAACCTAGTTGTGTAACTATATCACCTGCTCTACCATCTATTTCTTCAATTTGTGTTCTCATTTTTGGTTTTGAAATAGGTGGTAGTTCTTGAATTAATAAACCATTGATTGTATTTGAATTAACATCATTTAAAATTATATAATTTCTCATTTATACCACCTCTTTCTAACTATAAATAGCCCTTGCAACTGTTTTTTCAACAAATTTACCTGCTATTTCATCATCTAATTCAATTTTCATATCACTTAAAGCTTCTTTAAAGGCATTCAACATTGCATCATAGTTGTATGCACCACCTTCACTGCTTCCTAATGCACTATTTAAACTTAAATCAGTATCAAAACTTGTTGGAATTGCATCAGCCATTTCTTTTTCAACATTAGCCATTTCATCTTCAAATCCAACACCAATACCTTCAGCCAAATATTTACCAACTTGATCTCTAAACACTGTTGATGGTGATTTAATACCAAATAATTTTTTAAGATAATTTAATACATTACCAGTCCACTCTTTTAATTTGCCTTTAATCCATTCATAACCATCACTAATACCTTCCCAAATACCTTCTACAATATTTGTTCCAATATCTTTAATTTTATTTAATCCTTCACCAACCCAATCTTTAACCTTTTGTGGTATTTCTTTTACTTTTTCCATTAGTTTACTTAAATTATTAACAATTCCATCACGAATATTTAATAATATTTGTTTACCACTTTCTAAAATCTTACCTCTATTATTCCATAATGTTGTTACTATTGATGCAATAACTTTTGGCAATGCTTTGACTAATTCCACTATAATAGTTGGAATTGCTTCAACTAATGCCATAAACAATTTAATTGATGCATCTAATAACATTGGAATATTATCAATTAAAGTTGTAATGATTGTATCAATAATAGTTGGTAAATTATCAACTAATGCTTGAATTATTGTTGGAATTGCTTCAACCAATGCCATTAATAATTGAATTGCAGCATTTAACACTGCTGGAATGTTCTGAATTAAAACATTTATTATTGTTGTAACTACTTGTGGCAATGCAGCTGCTAATTGTGGAATTGCTTGTGTTATTCCATTAATTAAATTCAATATTACTTGAATACCAACATCTAATAATTGTGGCAACATAGTTAATAAAGTATTTATAATATCAGGAATTAATGAACTAATTGCTTCAGTTATTTGTGGCAATACTCCAATCAATGCACTAACCATTGAACTAACTGTATCTAACAAATCAGGCAATAGTTCTGAAATACCATCAACTAATAAACTTAATAGTTCAGGAAAAAATTCACCACCTAATAACTGATTAACTAATTCACCAGCACCTTCAATAACATTTCTAACAATAGGCAAAATGTTTAAAGCAACTGTTGTAATATTATTAACTAAATCTTTTACTAAAGCACCAATATTACCTGTTCCACTTGCCATACCTGTTAAAAGGTTTTTCCATGATGCCTTCATTGATCTTGTTGAACCTTCAATGGTTGTTGCAGCTTCTTTTGAAGTTGTTCCTGTTATACCCATTTCAGTTTGAACAACATGGATTGCTTCATAAACATCATTTAAATTTGAAATATCATACTTTTGCCCACTTAATTTTTCAGCATCTGCCAAAAGTCTTTCCATTTCACTTTTTGTACCACCATAACCTAATTTTAAGTTATCTAGCATTGTATAGTTTTGTTTTGCAAAACCTTGATATGCGTTTTGAATACTTTCCATTGATGTACCCATTTTATTAGCATTATCACTCATATCAGTAATAGCCATATTACCAATTTCAGCAGCCTTTTGAGTATCACCACCAACACTTTGTAATAATGATGCACTAAATGATGTTACTGTTTCCATATATTCATTTGCACTCATACCAGCTGTTTTATAAGCCTCATTTGCATATTGTTCAACTATTGGTGCACTATCTTTAAATAATGTTTCAACACCACCAACTAACTGTTCATAATCAGCATAACTTGAAATTGCTTGTTTACCTAAATTAATAAATGCACCACCTAATGATTTTAAACCATTAATTGCACTATTAATTGCCTGTGTCCCCAAATTAGCTAAAATGTTTTTGAATACTGTGTAACCTTCAGAACCTTTTTTGGCCTTTTCTCCACTTTCTTCAGTTTCATTTCCCAATTCATCAATTTCTTTTGTAGTTTTATTAACTGTTGTTTCGGTTTGATTTAATTGGGTTTTCATTTTGCTTAATGCATTTTCATTATCAGCCATGTTTTGTGAACTTTTTGCAACTGCATTTGCTAATTCAGTAACTTTAACTTGTTGATCCTGATATTCCTTTGAAGTTTCCCCACTGGTTCTTTTTATTTCTTCAAGTTTTTGTTTTTCAGTTTCATATGTTTGAACTAACTTATTATGTTCTTGTGCTTGTTGATTAACTTTTGCACTAAAACTATCATAAGCAGCTTTTAAATCATCATAAGCCTTTACTTGTTTGCTTAAAACTGCTGACATTTCATTAGTTTTTTTGTTCAATGCATCTAATGATTTATCATTTGCATCATATCTACTTGCAATAGCAGTTAATTCAGTACCTGTTTCTCTTAAAGATTGTGTTATTTGCTTTAAGGCATTCTTATATTCATCAGCACCTGTTAATTTAATACTTCCACCGAATGATGCCATAAAATCACCTCCTTAAAACCATTCTTCTTCTTGTTGTGTTCTTGCATATAACTCTCTATAAGTCATATCTCTTGCTTTTAATCTCATTTCAAGATCAAAAACATCTTTATAATGTTGGTATAACTTATTAAATAATTTAAAAGTCATTCTACCAACTCTTTTTTCAGTTAAATTTAATCGTGTAATCCCAATGAAATAAAAAAAAGTGAAATCAATAGGTTCACTCTCTCCTACCACATCAGGAATTATGCGTTTTTTTCATCACTTTTTGTACTTTCAACAACTGTTGATTGTAATGTTTCTTGCATTTTATCTAAACCAATTTCAGTTAGCATTCTACCAACTTGCTTTTCAGTAATTGGTGTAAATTGTTCACCTTTATCATCAGCTTCAATTTCCAATGCTTCATTTAACATTTCAGTAAAACCATATTTTAATGCCTTAATATTAACTTCTTCATTTTTCCCTGAAGTTAGTTCTGCCCATTTATCAATAGTTCCAAATTTTTCTTGGATTTTTTCCATTACATTTAAATTAAAAATTAAATTATATTCTTTTCCTTTATATTCAATCTTTCCATTAACATCTTTCATTTCATTATTCCTCCTTAATATAAAAAAAAATAAGGGTAGATTTAACAACCTACCCTACTAAACTGAAACTGAAGTAAATAAACTATTTAAATATGTTTGTGCTGCTGCCATTGTATCAAATACTTCAGCTTTACTCCAATCACCATTAGCTAGTGTTGAAACAATTCCTTCTAAAGTAGTTGTACCAAATTCAACACTTTCACCTTTTGTTGAGTTTTCTTGGCTAGGTTCACTGAATTTAACTTTATTTAAAAATTCAACTTTGTATTTATATTGTCCATTAACCATTTTAGTAACAATTCTTCCTAATCCAACATAAGGTGCACTATCAAGTGCATTTCTAACCATAACACCACCTGTTACTGTGTGGCCTAATAATGCTGCTTGTGTTTCTAAATCAGCATTATCAATTTCCATTGATACTGTACCACTTTGAAATGATGTATCACTTTCAGCAAGTCCATCATCAGCATATAAAGTAGCACTATTAGTTGAAATACTAACATTACATGAAACTGCCTTGCCTGGTTTTTTTGCTGCACCATAAGTTGGTGTTCCATCAACAGCTTCACTTAGTATTCCATATAAAAAATTTTGCAATCCAATTTTAGCCATTTATATTTTCCTCCTCACTTCTGACATATGCAAAACATAAGGTTTTATGAAAATAACCAGTATCATCTTCATATAAATCTTGTGAAGTCATACTAGGTTGCCATAAGAACCCATTTTGTTTTAGCAAACTTTTTACACTTTCAATAATTTTTAAATAATTGCCTTTAGAATAAAAATCAAAATCATAGTAACTTACATAGTTTTGTATTTCATCTTCAGCACTAAAAGAAGTATCTACTTGAATTTCTTGATAGGTAACATAAGTTGTTAATTTCCCTTTGTATCTTAAAAATGCAACTGGAACTTCAACCCCATCAACTGTAAATCCATTAAAAATTGTTTCAATTAAATTATTCATCTAACAATCCCTTACTAAACTTTCTTTGTGCTTCCAACATTGCTGCTTCAATTTGTGATTTCTTAAAAGATTTTCTAAAGAATGGCTTTTTAGTAAACTTGCTTGATCCATATTCAAAAACATTTGCAACTAATGGTGCTGGTGTTTTAACTCCATTATGATTTGTAAAATAACCAAAAAAACCAACTTTGGTATTAATACCACCATCACTTGGTGTTCTATATATTTTAGTTATTTTTAAACAATTCATTATTTCACTATCAGCAAAATTACTTGGAATGCTTTGTTGAATATTTTGATAAACAACTTTTGCACCTTCTTCAGTCATTTTCCCAAATATTTGTTCACTATTATTATAAATATTAGTAATATCTTTAATTATTTCATTTGGTAATTGCATCTGAAATCTAGCCATTATTTTAAAACCTCTTTTGCTTGTAATTCTATTTCAACATTAGCTTCATCAACATTGTTAAAATACTCTATTGTATAAGTTTTATTTCTAAATTGAATTAATAAATCCCTATTAGATAATTGACTATCATAATAAGCATCAACAACTCTTTGTGAATATCTAATTGTGAAATTTGTATATGCCTTTTCAAAATCACTATTATTAGCAATAAGAGTGTAGCCCCTAGTGGTTTTAACACTTGCATAAGCAATTAATATTACATTCTTATCTAGTGTTGGAAAACCATCATCATCTACACTCTCCATTACTTGATAAATTACTATTTTTCTATTATATTTACCTGCATTTTTCATAATAAATTTACACTATGCATATTTAGAATTGTTTCAACTGGGTAACTTAATGTTCCCTTATCAACATAAAGTGTTCTATTGTCATACATATCTTGACATAAGATTAATACAACAATAACAAAATCTTGATAATTGTCTAATTCCTCTAAAGTATGCCCTGTATAATTCATGATAAATGTTTTTGCAATTCCTATTAAATTATTTAAAGTGTTTATATCTTCATTAGTGTAATCACCCAAATCTAAACCATAATCATTAAATCCAATTAATCTAATATAACTGGCTACATCATTTGCAGTAATTTCACTAACTTTTGTTATTTCATTCATATTTGTTTACCTCCTTTTCTTTGGAAGGTTTGCCTAAACAACAAATAGTTTTATTTCTTATCTATTAAACACTAGGTGTTGAACCAGCATTTTTAATAGCAACAATTTTTTGTGCATCTTCTACTTTACTATCAAATTCTAACCACCCAACTACACCAACGGCATGTTGAGTAGCATATTTTTCTCTTAATACTTGAATATTTATATCTTCACTAAATTTAGTTGCAAGTCCTGTCATATCACCATAGTAAATAGCAGTTTTACCAGCACCCATATTATTCATGTTATCAGAAACATAGATTGGTTTACCTAATAATGTTTTGCCAAATGGTGCTGAAATATCATCATTTAATAAGTATCTACCAACTTCATCTTTTAATTGTCTTAAACTATCTCTTGTTGCTGGTGACATAATCCAAATAGCATTATTTTGGAATACATCTTTAACCATTCCCTGTGCTTGAATTAATTCATTAGCAGTAATACTATCATCATCAGCAGTTGTTTTAACATTAGTTAATCCTGATAATCCTGCAACACTACCTGAACCATTTAATAATGTATTTTCAATAAATCTATGAATACTATATGCCATTTCATCAACTACAAATCCAACAATATCAAAATCAGAATTATTTATTAATGATCTTGAAATTAATGTTAATGCAC